AATAATGGCAGAAAGAATCGTTAGCCCTGGTGTATTTACACGAGAAAAAGACCTATCTTTCTTACCACAAGGAATTTCTGAAATTGGAGCGGCGTTAATCGGGCCAACACAAAAAGGCCCAGCGTTCACACCGACAATTATCAGTAGTTTTAGTGAGTTTGAAGAAATATTTGGAACTTTAGATTCTCGTTTCTATGTCCCTTACACGGCTAAACAATACTTAAAATCTGCTGGTACGGTAACAATTGTTAGAGTTCTTTCAATTGGTGGTTATCAAGCTAACAACATTAACATTTTCGTTTCAGGTTCAACTGCTAACTCAGATGAATCTTATTCACACGAAAAATTGTTGTCAGTTTTAGCACCAACAAGACTTGCACAGGGTGTGAACATAATTTCAGGTTCATTAAAAACTATTGAAAATGTAACAGGTTCACTCAAACTAGCTGTGACTTCATCAACTGGTAATTTAGAAAAATCAATTTCTTTTAATACTGCCAGTGCAATTTACATTGATAAAGTTTTAACTAGAGACCCACAAAACAATACTGAACCAGTATATTTGTATAAAAACTTTAAATCATTTCACGGTGATTTATTTAACAAATTAACAGGTAGTTTTGCAACCGCTTCCCACGAAACAAATGGATTAAATTTATCAGACGGAGCAACAGCGTTTAACGACGACGGAACAGCGGCTACTTGGACAGGTAATGTTAATTACCAGTATGCAAGAACACCTTACATACAATCACAAATTATCGGTGGAACAAGGTCAAACTTATTTAGAGTTTACACTCGTTCACACGGAAGCAATATAAACGAACACTTCAAAATCAACATTTTGAATGTAAAAGATGCTGGTAGTGTAGCAGGTTCTGATTACGGAACTTTCTCATTACAAGTTCGTTCACTAAACTTTGAAAATGACCCTAATAGACCTGAAAATGATTCAGTAATGGAACAATTTGATAATCTATCATTTGACCCAAGTGTTTCTAATTATTTCGCAAGAGTAATTGGTGATAGATTTGTAGAAATTGACTCAAATGGAAAATTAACATTCTATGGTGATTATCCAAACAAAAGTAAACATATTAGAGTTGGAGACTTTACAGAATTAGAAACTTACCCAACTACGGTAGTTCCTTTTGGATTTAATTCATTAAATGTTCCTTTTGGTTCAACAGATATTGCATCAACACAAATAGTAACTGCATCATTTAAATCAAACCAAAGTTCATCAGTAGCAGACTTTGACCAAAATGTTTTCTATGGATTTGATTTTAGTAATCTAAGTAATAGAGAATATTTATCACCAATTCCAAAGGTGAGTTCTTTAACTGGTAATAATGTTACTATGTCATTGGAAAATCAGTTAGGTTCTGACGGAGCTACAGCAGTAGCATCAACTTTTGCAGACCAAACAGAATTGATTACACTTTCTAATTCAGCTATTGAACAAAGAAAGTTTGCAGTTCCTTTCCAATTTGGATTTGACGGAAAAAATCCAGCAACTCATTATGCTGTTGGAACAGACATTAGTTCAACCAACACACAAGGATTTAATTTAAATACTTCAGCAGATAGTGGTTCTATTGTATTCAAGAGAGCTATTAACGCAGTATCAAATCCTGATGAATATGATATTAATATGTTGGCTTTACCTGGTGTTATTCACTCAATTCACTCAAATGTAACAAATCACGCAATAGATAAAGTTGAAGATAGAGCAGATACTTTCTTTATTCTTGATGCTGCACAATATGGTGATTCAGTAGATACAGTAACAGGTAATGTGAGTGCATTAGATTCTAATTTTGTAGCAACTTATTACCCTTGGGTAAAAATACTTGATGAAAACACAAACAGACCAACTTGGGTGCCACCTTCAGTTGTTTTACCTGGTGTCATTGCATTCAATGACGAGGTAGCCTTTGAATGGTTCGCTCCAGCAGGTTTAAATCGTGGTGGTTTAACAGATGTTGTTGAAGCACAAACAAGATTAACTCATAGTGAAAGAGATAAGTTGTATGAAAATAGAGTTAATCCAATCGCTACTTTCCCTGGACAGGGTGTAGTAGTGTTTGGTCAAAAAACTTTACAAGGAAAACCAAGTGCATTGGACAGAGTAAATGTAAGAAGATTGTTAATAGCGTTAAAGAAATTTATCGCATCAACTTCTCGTTTCTTAGTATTTGAACAAAACACTCAAGCAACAAGAAATCGTTTCTTGAATGTTGTAAATCCTTTCTTGGAAGATGTTCAATCCAATAGTGGTTTAAGTGCATTTAGAGTGGTTATGGATGATACAAATAACACACCTGATGAAATCGATAGAAATCGTTTAATCGGACAGATATTTATTCAACCAACAAGAACAGCAGAGTTTATCGTATTAGACTTTGTAGTTCAACCAACAGGTGCAACATTCCCTGAATAATAGTTAATGACAGAGAAAAAAGCCCCACTTTTTAGTGGGGTTTTTTTTTAAATGTAAAAACTTTCAAAAAACTTTCAAAACATATTGAAATATATTTAATCATTTTTTTCATTTCGTTATATTTATTAATGAATATAAAATACGGAGAAATTTATAATGGCTGAACTATTAGACCCATCAGAAATTATGTTTACACCTTTTGAACCTAAAACACAGAATAGGTTCATAATGTTTATCGAAGGTATACCAGCCTTCACAATCAAAGCAATGAATAGACCTTCTATTCAGTTTGACGAAGTGGTATTAGAACATATTAATGTTAAAAGATATGTAAAAGGTAAAGGTGCTTGGCAACCATTAGAAATTACTTTGTATGACCCAGTAGTTCCATCAGCCGCACAATCAGTAATGGAGTGGATTAGAGAACACCACGAGTCAGTAACAGGTCGTCAAGGTTATTCTGATTTCTACAAAAGAGATATCACATTTAATCTATTAGGACCAGTTGGAGACATTGTTGAGGAGTGGACTCTAAAAGGAACTTACATTGAAGCAGCTAATTTCGGAACTATGGATTATGCAACATCAGACCCAGTTGAAATTGCTTTAACATTAAAATATGATTACGCAATACTACAATTCTAAGGAAAAATAAATGAGTCAACCAATAGGTAAATTTAGTAAAATTTCAAAAATAACAGCTAAAGACTTTTATGCAACAGGTTCTGAAAAAGGTGCAACTGGTTTTTTTATCTCTGGTTCAGTCCACGGGGATTCAGTCCTTACATCTCAACACGGAGATTCAGTAGCCGCTACAGAGTTTCAAACTGATACGGTTTACGAAATTGGTATGAGTAGAGTAAGTGGTAGTAGTGTAGTTTATCTATTATACCCAGACCCAAATAAAATTATATAGGAGATTATAATGGGATTTAGTGAAATATTTAAAGATGAAAATGAATATAATGAAAAATCAATAATTGGTTTTATGTCTTTCGCAGTAATGACAATAACAAGTATTGTTGATATGGTTACTGGTGCATTCGGTAATGAATTAGTAATTCAAGAATTTATTTATAATTCATTTGTTATTATCACATTAGGTTGTTTTGGTATCGCAGGTGCTGAAAAAATCTTTGGTGGTAAAAAATAATATAGTTATTTAAAAGGTTTTAACAAAAGGAGTAACAATGACACAAAATAGCTTTCCTACGGAGTTTATAGAACTGCCGTCAAAGGGACATTTCTACCCAGAAGACAATCCATTGTCAAGTGGTAAAGTAGAAATGAAATATATGACTGCAAAAGAAGAAGACATTCTAACATCAGTTAATTTAATTCAACAAGGAATAGTGTTAGATAAATTATTAGAAACACTAGTGGTTGATAAATCTATTAACTTAGATGATATACTGATTGGTGATAAGAACGCACTTATTGTTGGTGCAAGAATATTAGCCTATGGTAAAAATTATGAATTTAATTATATTGATAGTCTTGGTGAAAAAGTTAAAGGTAAAATTGATTTAACTAAATTAAAAGAAACAAAAGTAGATTTGTCTAAATTTGAAAAAGGACAAAACATTTTTAATTTTACTTTACCTAAAACAGAAAGACAAATAGTATTTCAACTCACTACAAACAATTTAGAAAAACAAATTTCAACCGAAGTAGATGCGTTGAAAAAAGTTTATAAAGATGTAGAACCAGAAAATTCAACTCGTTTAAAATACCAAATCATTTCAGTTGACGGAAACCAAGATAGAAAATTTATCAATAACTTTGTTGATAATGAATTTCTCTCAGTTGATTCTTTAGCATTTAGAGAACATATAAAAGCCATTACACCAACCATTGACTTTACAGCAGAAGTTAAAAATAGTCAAGGTGGAAAGGAGACAGCGACGGTGCCTATCACCGTTGGGTTTTTTTGGCCTGAGTCCCGAATATAAACGAGATATTCACGAACAAATTTTTCAAATAATCTTTTATTCAAAAGGTGGATTTACTTTTTCAGAAATCTACAATTTACCCGTTTATCTACGACAATTTTATTTTAAACGATTAATAAAAGAATATCAAGAAGAAAAAAAGGCATACGAAAAAGCCAAATCAAGTTATAGTCCAAATCCTAATGTAAAAACCTAACTTCTTTATATTTATTAGTGAAAGAAAAATCTTATGGCAAAACACAAAAATATAACAGAGGGTATGATTGATAATTTTTTAGATAAAGTTTTTAAAAAAGCTTTTGACCAGAACTATGATTCAGCTATGAAAGCTGTAAAAAAACAAGACCCTGAATTAGCAAAGGATATGGCTAAAGTAGATGATATCATAGATAATTATAAAAAAAAGTTATCAAAACTTCCAAAAAAAGAACAAGAAAGACGAGTTCAAAAAGCCTGGGATTCTATTAAATAGTTTTTAAACATCTAACATAACAAACACAATAAGGAAATTTATGGCACCAAAAACCAAAGCGGGTAGACCTAGTAAAGAGTCTATAAATATAGCCAATGAGTTAAATAAAGCTTTAAGTGATTTAAAAGAAACCGAAGAAGGAATTAATTCAACATTATCATCTGCTTTGGGAGTTAGAAAAGATGCATCCGCTGTTGTTGATGAAATTTTAAACAAGAATAAAACAGGTTTAAAAGTTGAAGAAAATATTGGAAAAGCTGCAGTTGAAAGAGTAAAATTACAATCTAAATTACTTGAATTCACAGATGACCAACTTCAAAGTGTTTACAAACTAGGAACAGGTTTCACTAACCTTGTAAAAAATGCAAGAGCATTTATATCGGTGTTATTAGCAAATCCATTTGTTGCAATAGGTGCAGCAATATTAGCCGCTGGTAAATTTCTTTTTGGTTTAGTAAAAGATGCACAAGAACTTAGGAGAGAGTTTGGTTTTAGTGTTGTTGAAGCAACAAAACTTACAGGTGCAATAAAAGCCGCTACACTTGCATCAAAAGGATTTTTATTAGAAGCAGATGATGTTGAAGAAACATTTAAAGCATTAGCTAGAACATTTGGTCAAGTAAATTTACAAACTGTGGGATTTTCTCTAGAATTAACTAGAGCCGCAAGAAACATTGGTTTAGGAAATGACGAAGCTGTCGAGTTGTTAGCAACAGTTAGTGCAGCAACAGGACAATCAAAAGACTTAGCACTAAACACTATTGAAACAATAGCAAGTCTAGCAAGAGCAGAAGGTGTAGCACCTGGTGTGGTGTTTAAAGATTTAGCTAGTGATGCTAATGCTTTCGCATCATTTATTGGTAAAGGAGAACAAAATTTAATTAAAGCCGCTGCCGCAGCAAGAAAAGTTGGTTTAGAGTTTAGTAGTATTGTTGATTTTGGAGACCAATTATTAAATGTCACGGATAGACTTGAAAAAGAACAAACATTGTCCATTATTACCGGTAGACAAATAAGATTAGATAGAGTTGCAATTTTAACTTCACAAGGTCGAATAGCAGAAGCACAGAGAGAGTTAGCAACTCAATTACGAGCAGTTCAAGGATTGTCAGCACAACAAGTTAGATTTGCCGCTCAACAAGTTGGTCTTGATGTAAATGCACTATTGAAATTAGTGCAGTTAGGTGAAGCACAATTAAATGAACAAAAGAATTTTAGAAAAGGATTAATTACTTAATTATGGCATTAGTAGACTTAAAATCAAACTTAAATAAATTCAGAGGTGAATTTAAACCCGATAATCCTTATGAAAAATCAGGTAGAGAAATCAATGAATTACAATCTACGGTTTCTTCCGAAGGTAAATCAAGTTTATTGGATAATGTCGATACAACAGCCGGAACTTTTATCAAAGGATTGAAAAAATTTGGAATCGTTAGTGTTCCATTAGAAGATAATTACGAAAATTCTATTAAACAAGGTTCTATATTTTATGCAAATCCAGTAGCCTCAGCTCTTACTGATGTTGCAACAGGATTTGAAACCATTAGAAAAGCTGTTAAAAATTTTGACAACAACCCAATTAATGCTATTGCAAAAGGACTAAGTGTTAGTGAAGATGTTAAGTTAGCAAAATATCAAGCCAAAGCATACGGAAAAGTAAAAACACTTGGTGAACAAGGAAGTAGAGTTCTAGGGGTAAATCCAAGTGTATCACGAGCATTTGAAGGGCCAATCAAAGGAGATAGAAGTTCTAAAAATGTGGACAAGATTAACATTACTCCATATGGAGAGGACAAAAGTAATAAAGATATCATACCATTTAAATTTTATGATGTTTATAATGAAAAACACATTACATTTAGAGCAATTCTAACCGGTATCACAGACAATGTAACAACTGAATACAATACAGAAAGATATATTGGTCGTTCAGAAAATGTTCATAGTTATCAAGGAGCAAGTAGACAAGTAAGTTTTACCTTTGATGTTTTCCCAAAAACAAGACAAGAACTACCAGTTCTATGGGAAAAGATAAATTATTTATACGGAATGTGTTATCCTAATTATGTAGATGCTTATGGTGGACAAGCAATGGTTTCACCACTTACAACTTTAACGATTGGTAATTTATACACCGATACACCTGGATATGTTTCATCAGTTAGTTTGTCAATTCCTAATGAATCAACTTGGGAAATAGAAGACAATTTACAATTACCACATTATTGTCAAATAGCTGTTGAGTATGTTTACATTGGAAAATACTTACCAAATGCTATAGGAAAACATTGGGAATTAAATTGGTTAAATGAAAGTAATGGTATTAACGGAACTCTCACAGATAATAAAGCAAATGTCAATAGAACAGACGAATATTCTTGGATTGATAAAAAATCTATACGAGAAGAATTAAAAGGAGCAGTATCTGATTGGTGGAAATCATTAGGGAGTGATATAGGTGAAGAACCAACAAGTGAGAATACAAATGAGTAGATACGAAGACACAAGAATAAGAAGAAACAAAGATTTAAATAGAGTATATTCATACACTATGTATCCAAGAATTCCATTAAAAAATTCAGACATATTTATTACGCCTACATACGGAACAAGATTAGATTTACTAGCAAATGAATACTATAAAGATTCAACTTTATGGTGGATTATTGCACAAGCAAATGGGATAAAAGGTTTTACAGCACTAAACTCGGAAAATTTTAAAGGACAACTTCGTATTCCAACAGAAATACAAAGCATATTAAATGAATTTTCACTAATGAATAGGTAATACAATGTTAGGTTATCCAATCGACCCACGAGTTCAAAAAACTTTAAATGAAAGAAAACAAGTTTTAAAAAGAAATAAAAATCCTTATGAACTAACTAAGGGTAAAAATCCAAGTAAAGAAATTCAAAAAAATATTGTAAGAACATCATACATTAGTATGTTGTCATCACCAAAATTAATTTCACCAACAGGTGATTTAGATAATTTAAATTTTCCTGACCCAGTTCAAGATGTTATTTTAAGTAATCAAGAATACACCGGAGATATAGATGCTGAATTTAGTCCAATAAATTACGGACTAAATTTATACAGCACTCAAGATAAAATTCCATTTCGTCCAAAACCAGGCGTAGTGTCTTTAACATCAGAATATCAATCTACTTCAAATGTTTATTTTGTGCGTGATGTTTCAGTTAGTTGGAGATGTCATTCATTAGAAGATTTGGAAAGATTATCTTATCGTTTTTTAACTTTAAATAGATTAGTTTATGTTGAATGGGGTTGGAATTATGCCGATAAACCACCAACAACTTTTATTACATCAGAAAATTTAAAAAAAATTAGTAATCCAAAATTACTAAGAGAAGAAGTTATAAAAGCCGGTCAAGGTAACTTTGACGCTGTTTTAGGATATGTAAGTAATTTTGAATGGTCAGCAAATGGTATGGGATTTGATTGCAGAACTGACATTGTTTCACAAGGTTCTGACATTTTATCACAAAGAATCGGAGATGATATAGCAACTATTAAAGAAGATGCAGACAATCCTAATTTAGAGGATGCTGTTATTGGAGAAAACACAATAGAAACAACTGAGTTTGATGCAACCACAGCCGGTCAATATAGTCCTGGTCGTAGAGTTAAAAAAACAGAAACAAAAAACATAGTTGGTCAAAAAGGAAAAACATTTATTGAAAAAAACGCAGACGGAAGTGTAAACATAGAAACAGAACGAGGACTTCGATTTACTGAAAGTTTTAAATTTGTCATTAATAATTTACAACATAGTGCTCAAAAATTATTATCAAGTCAAACACCGGAAAACATTAGTGAAACAACTCTATACAGAAATTTAGAAGAAATAGAACAAAACCACCAAGAACAAATTGAAGAACAACAAGAGACTTATAACTCAATATTAGAAAAAGTTCGTGAAGAATATGATAATAACGATTTCTCAAATTGGCCAAATGGACTTAGAGGGAGAGGGTTTCGAAACCCTGTAACAAGGAGAGAAGCAAGAAGAAGATTTAAAGAGCAAAACAATGATATAAGTAGACCAAAACAAAATAGACTTAGAAGACAAAGGAGAAAAGAAGAATATAAAAAAGATTCAGCAAGAGTAAAAGACCAAACAATAACTAGTCAGATTTTTAGTAATAAAAATTTAATACAAAAACAAGTAACAACATCAAATGTTATTCAAAATGAAAAAAGAAATAGAAGAGCTGGTAAAAGATATAATTATGGAAAAACACTAACTTACGCTAATGAAACAAAAGTAAATCCAGAGGATACTTGGGTTCGTTGGGGTTGGTTTGAAGACAACATACTAAGTAAGTTTTTCGGACTAGTCACTCAAGGTGGTGAACCGATTTTACAAATTAGAAGTATTAGAAATGTTTTAAAAACCGGAGAAACCACAGAGAAAGGCCCTAATGGTGAAGAAATAAAAGAAAACTCGCGAGGAAAAAATTACTACATAGAAAAAGAAAGTGGAAATGCAGTAATTGTGGTTGAACCTAATAAACAAGAAAGAATAAATAACCATCCTAATTTTTTAACCGAAGATATCAACAGATTTATATTTCCTGGAAAGTTCAATCTTGGTATTAACAATACCACAGATGAAAGAGCTACAAGTGAAAGATTCGAAACTAGAAAAAATGATTTATTAGAACAAAAATATGAAGAAAAAACTTTATTACGAAAAGGTGGTAATTATGTTACCGAAAAATCAGCTGCAAAACTTTTTTTACAAAGAGACCCAGAAACTGATGAAATAATCAATGGTCAAATTTTAATAGACCCAAATATATCACCGGATGAACTTGAAAAAATATTAGCGTCAAAACAAGTTGATGATGTGTTATCAGCTCCAAGTAAACAATTTCCAAACCTACTAAAAAGCGTAAGTATGGAAGAATTAAAAAAAGAAGCGGAGAGTTATAGATTTTTATCAGTTTTAGAAAAGGTTGTTCGTGACGAAACAAAAATTAAATCTTTTAATGACCCAGAAAATGAATATCGTGGAATTTTAAGAAATGTTTTTATCAATGTAAAACACTTACAAAATGTGTTTGAAAATGTAACAACATTAGGTAGTGCTTTGAATTTACTTTTAGAATCATTCAATAGTTCAGCTCAAATATTTAAATTAGTTCCAATGGTAAATGTTGTTCAAAATGAGGGACAAATTATTTTTACCAATGCAGATTTTTTACCAGACTTTTTACCTGGAACACAAGATGTTTATAAGTTTCCAATTAGAACTACTGAAAGTTTCGTTAAATCAACAAATTTACAATCAGATATTTCATCAGAGGGAGCTAAAATTTTATTATCACAAAGATATGCAAGACAATTAGTTAATTCAGGAAATAATGTATCGATATCGGTCAGTAATGACATAGATAAAAAAACTGGTGCTAATCCTACAGCACAAGCAATATTTGACGAAACAAATAGTGAAAGAATAGCAGGAGAAGTAATAACTTTTGAAGAAGGTATTCCACCTTATCAATTTTCACAACTTAATGACGGCTCTCAATTTGGACAAAAAGACGGAGATTTTACCAAAGAATTAACTATGCAAGACGGAATAGATTTTGGTGTATATGAAAAAGATGCCGCAGAAGAAATTACAAAAAGTATAGAGAAAAAAAATCAACAACAAGAAAAAACAACCGAAACAGATATTAAATTTTCAATAGAATTTCCAGGAAATTACACACCATCAGGACAATTAAAAGCCGCTTTAAAAGAACAAAATGCAGAACAAACAGAAGAATCAGGATTTAAACAAGCTAGTCCTTATGATGAACTAGGACTTTTATTTTTAACCAATACAATGAGTATGGACGGAATAGCTGGAATATTTCCAGGAAACATATACACAAGTAATTACTTACCTGAAAAATTTCAAAAAGAAGCTTATTTCTTTATTCAAAATGCATCACAAACCGTAGATTCATCAACTTGGACTACTGAAATAACCGGTAGAGTTTTATTTCAATATAAAAAACAAACTGGAAACCTTGATAGAAAAGACATTGCTGAGTCAATAGGAACTGAAGCTTTAGCTCAACAAGAAGAAGGTTCAGGAGAAATTGAAGTTAGTGTAGCTCCTGGTGCTTTTGGTGGTGATGTGGAGGGACGATAATGGATAAAAAATTTATAAACATCATAACAAGAAATTCATTTGAAGTAATAAAGAGTGCTGGTTTTACCAAAAAAGATGAGTTTATTGATATTAATGATAATAAAATAGCAGAAGGGATTCCTTATCATATACACAGAACTCGTGACAAACAAGAATTTTATATGACAAGTGCACAACACGAAACAAACTCAATTTTAATTTTTAAAGAAAAAGGTGGCTTAAGTGATTTTTATAGATATAAAAGTTTGATTGATAAAAAATCAGAAATTTATCTACAAGAAACACCAACAATACCAACTGAAACTGATTATGAAAATGGATTTATTACTTTGTATTTTGCTAGACAAGCCAATGATGAAAATGCAAAAATATTCGAAATTAGTCAAAATGATTTTGAATTACAAACACCATTTTATGAAAAAATTGCATTAGAATTAAAAATAACAGGTAACGAAGATAATGTTATTTCATTTAATGAAGTTGCGATTGAAACAATAGATGCTCTTTTACCTGGTTTATCTTTAATAGTATCTTCATTAAAACATTATAGAGGTTCAAGATTTTCCACAAGTTCACCAAGTTCAACAAGTGGTGGTTCAACAGGTGGTTCTTCCGGTGGTGGTGGAGGTGGTTATTAAAAAAACTTTGTATTTTACAAAACTTTAATTATATTTATTACTAAATAAAGGTTATATGATAGTTCAACAGAAAAAGCAACTACAAGATATTGTCAACGAGCACATCAATAGTGAAATGGTATTGATACCAACACTATGTGATAAAAATCTGCATCCAATACAAAATGAATTATCGTTGTTGTATGTAAAATGGTTATCGACAAATCAAGAAAATATTATCGTGCTGAACCACTCAGAACAACGACAAGATAACGATTTAAATGTAAAATTTGTTGAAAAAGCTCTTGACATTAACAAAGAAAATAAGTATATTTATAATAGGAAATCCTTCAACCATATCCTATCGTTAAACTCACTAAATGATACCAATTTAACCTTTTATTTAGAGGCTGGTAATCCACTTTACATTAATAATTTAACGACGAATTCACACGATTTTTTCAATATAAATTTTTCTAAATTAAAAAATATCAATAGATACATACCAATTATGAAACATTTAGAATACAACAGAAAATTGGTAAATAAAATGAGAGATTTGTATTATTATGATAAAAATAATCAACAATATAATCAAAATGTTATTGATAATTTAACCAAAATAGAACACAACGGATTATTCACAACAGACAATGAATATCAATATTCAGAATATAATATCTATACTTCAACCGGTAGACCAAGTAATCGTTTTGGTGGTGTTAATTTTGCAGCACTAAATAAATCTGACGGAACAAGAGAAAAATATATTAGTCGTTATGGTGATGAGGGTTGTATGATTGAAATGGATTATGATGCATATCATCTAAGATTAATAGCAGAAATAGTAGGGTATAAATTTCCAGAAGGTTCAGTTCACGAATATTTAGCAAAACAATATGGAGTTGATTATCAAAAATCAAAATCACTATCTTTTAAATATTTGTATGGAGAAATACCTTACAAAATAGCAAAAGAAATACCATTTTTCTCAAAAGTTCAGAAGTATATTGATGAAAAATGGCAAGAGTATAAAAGGAATAATTTTGTGGTTTCTGATATTTATAATAGAAAGATTGGTAAAAATACGCGTTTTACTAACAAAAGTAAATTATTTAATTATTGTATTCAATTATTAGAAACTGAAAACAATATGAAAGTGTTAGATGATTTACTTCCAATATTAGAAGGTAAGAAAACAAAAATTGTTTTGTATAGTTATGATTCATTTTTGTTTGATTTTCATAAAGAAGACGGAATAAACTTTATAAAAGAAATCAAACAAACTATTGAACACAATAACACTTATCCGGTAAAAGTTGCTTGGGGTAAGAATTATCATAAAATACAAGACATAACAGAGAAGTTTAATGATTAAATTAATGGAAATGGTTAAGTATCGTCATATTCGTCCTTATACAAAGGTTGAAATGAATCGTATTACTGATGAATATTTAAACAATAACAAATTCAAAGATGTAATGCCTAACTTCGCAAAAGATAAAGATGATGTTTTATCAAAATTACAAAGGGTTGACCAATTAGAATATCTATCAGAAAAAGAATTATCAAGATTAAACAATTCAAAAATACCTTCAATTATGTCAAGTGGTAAAGATATTGCTCATTTAATCGGACAAGAAAAATTTAATTATAAAGAAATATACGACGGAATAAAATCAGTCCCACCAAAAAAGTTTACACCACCAGTTGTAGTGAAAGATAAAACAGGTAAATTATTTATGCTAGATGGAGATGATAAATTAACCATTTTTGTTGCCTTAGGAAGTAATCTACCGGTTAAAAAAGTAAATTATAGTAGAAAATTTAATCAAGAGTATATGGAGTATTATAATAAAGCTCATATGAACGATTTAAGTTCTCACGCAGGTTCAATCGGAGTAGGTTATTAATGAACGATTTAATTAAAAAAATATTAGTAGAGTGGTCTTTTCGTCTAGATGACGGAATGATTAATCTACATAATTCTAAACATATGATTGTGTTGAGTGAAGTTTTAAAAGATATGGACTTACCAGAAAAAGTTATCGTAGAGGTTATAAAAAATATCACTACAAAAAAATCTGATGTGGTAAAAACTAAACTTAACGAGGTAAAAGGTGATACATCAGACACCACATTTTACCACGAAGTAATAACTGGAATAATTGTAGGTGGAGGTAAAGGCCCCTTCAAAACAGGTGAAGATGTAGGTAAGTTTTTTAAAAACGGAACTATTGTAGCTGCAAAAGGTAGTGGTGCAAAACCAGTTAAAAATTTAAAAGACAAAGCTTATGTTGACCCAAGAGGTGTTTCATTTTTTGATAAATCAAAAAACATAAATCCAGGTGTAGTTTCAGACGCTATAGCACTTGGTAATTCAATTGTAAAAAATCTTGGAAAAGCTCGTAAACCAGTTTTGTGGACTGGTCCAACTAATGACAAGTCAATTTATGGAGCCGGTGACATTGGTGGTAAATTTACTGGTTATGGTGATGTTGGAGTGTCTTTGAAAAAAGGAAAAGGACAATTAAAAAATTTAACAGTCAATACTTTTTTCCAAGCTTTAGGTTTACCAAATGTAAATTCAAAATACTTTTTAGATAGTTATCGTGAACATTGGGATGCTATGTGTAAAGACTGGGTAAATTTAGTTGAAAAAACTTTCAATGGTAAAATTAAAGGTGATAAAAAACAAGAAGCTAAAAAAATATTTTCTAAACACAAAAAAGAAACTTGGGACGGATTCCAAAAAGAAACCATAACTAAAGATGAACTAGAAGTTTTAAATACAGCTCTCGGTATGAGCATTAAAAAAACAAAGTTTAGAGATTTTTGTAGAAAAATATACGAAGACTATGGTATGGAGTGGAATAGTTTAAGAGACAAACATTTTGATAATATTTTTAAAGAGTTTTCAGATGAGTATGATGATGATATTAGAAAAGGTTTACACAATTTATTTAAAAGACAATTAAGTGTTGGTAAAACTAGTTTATTTTATGCAGCTAAAGCAGGAAAGGTATTTTGGTTTATTCCTAGTGAAAAATTATATGATAAAACATTACCAGAGGGTGAGTTTATAGCAGACTACGAAACAAGAGGTAGTGGAAGTGGATACTCTTTTATATTACACATTGGAACTCAAGAAACTGGTGTTGTGGGTTCAATAACTATTATGTTTAGATGGAAACAAGGTCAAATGAATGGTTTTCCAGATACAACATCAGATTATAAATTAAATAAAGCAGATTGGTCAGATTTATTAGGAGCTTTTAGAAAATAATGAAAACACAATTATTATGCACCTTCACAACACACAGCAAGTTAAATCTTGTTATTGATTCCATTATAGATTCTTATACTATTTTATTTGATAAAATTTATGTGTTTCAAAACGAAGATGATGCAGGACAATTAATTTGCACTTACAATATAGAAATGGTAGAAGATTATTATGACGGAGATGAAGCCATATCCGGAACTATCTCTTTACATAGAAAAAAACAATCCAACACATTATACACGATTAATGCATTAAACGAAACAATTAGAAGTTTAAACAATGGAGTATTGGATAAGTCATTTCCAATCCCGTGGGAAAACTATCAAAACAATTTACTATTGACAAA